GCGCGCTGGTGAAAGAACATGATCCAGAATACGGCCTGCCGGTTGGCACGCCTGTTTCTGAGGATCGTGTGCGCCAGCGCTTTAATCTCGATATCGCTGTGACGATTGAGGATTGTGTGCGGATATGCGGAATTTTCGATATCAACTTTAATGAGCTGGACGAGCGTTACCCTGACGCGGCTCTGGCGCTTTGCAACATGTGCTTTCAGCTCGGATACCCGCGCTGCTCGAAATTTGTCAAAATGTGGGCAGCGGTAGCCGAGGCAATGGACGATCCGAAAGCGTGGCTGACAGTCGCCGCAGAGGCCGAAGACAGCCGGTGGTTTGACCAAACGCCTAATCGCGCCAAGCGAATTACGGCAAGATTTAGGGCGCTGGCAGATGGCTAAGGCGCTGCTCGAATATAAGATCATCCCGCGTCTGATGATTTTCACGATGACCGTGGTTTATGTGCGCTGCATTGAGTGGGCGCTATCCCAGCCAGACCTATCGACACAACAGGCCAGTCTGATTAGCGTGGTCACCGGGGCTATGACCGGCAGCCTAGCCGTTTTCTTAAATTCGGAGACAAAGAAATGATCCAAGCACTGATTGGGCCGGTGACTGGCCTGCTGGATAAGTTCATTGAGGACAAGGATCAAAAGGCGAAGCTCGCGCATGAGGTCGCCACAATGGCACAGAACCACGCGCAAGAACTTGCCAAGGGTCAGCTAGAAATTAACAAGATGGAGGCGCAGCATCGCAGCATCTTTGTGGCGGGTTGGCGGCCCTTCCTTGGCTGGGGCTTGAGCTTTGCGATGATCTGGCACTTTGTTTTAGCCCCGATAACTATCTTTGGTTTTTCTTATGCTGGCGTGGAAGCACCTGAGTTACCGGCGTTTGATATGGATAGCCTGATGACTGTGCTTTTAGGGATGCTTGGTTTAGGCGGCCTCAGAACTGTAGAAAAAGTAAAGCGTCTAACGAAATAAGGGGGCTTTCGCCCCCTTAAATCACTTGTATAGATATTGATAGTCAAACCTGTCAGCCGTTTGCATATCCTCAAAAACCACATTGTAGCTTTCGTCGTCGATGCGCTCGACCCGCCTGACTATGGCTGACACCAGCCTGCCTTTCGGGCCAGTCACGCTGACTAGGTCGTCGGGTTTAAAACTTGGTTGTTTCATATTTGCCTCTTGTGAGAAAAGTGCGGCTCGACCAAGGGAGAAAGATCGAGCCGCGAGGGAAGCCGCGCCAAGGGAGGAACGGCGCGAGCTATTCATATTAACTTAAACGAGGCCGCTTTGCCAAGCTGCCTTGTCGCAGCGCCACGTTCAACAAGCGCGGTCATATACCTGTGAGCCTGTGCTGGGTGCATATTCATATGCTCAGCGATCTCTCTGACAGTAGGCGTATATCCGTGCTTTCTGACGAACCGGCTAAAGACGCGCCGGAAGTGAGCCTGCTTTTGCGTTAGCGCCACTTCAGTCATTGTCTACTACCTTCACGCTCAGGGTTGATTGCCGCACGATGCGGGCAGGCTTCGCCGGGGTGGTCTTGGCTGGCTGCGCTTTGAAGTTACGCATCGGCCAGCGCACCTGATAGGCAACGTTTCCGACGACGCCAGCGGCTAGTTCGTGGCTGCCCATATATTCTTTGAGCGCAGCCTCAGCTTCGTCAATGTCGGCTTCGGCGGCACGCTTTGCCTCTTTGGCATTGACGAGCTGGCCTAGCCAGTCGGTCTGGTCGTCGGGCAGGGTCAGCGTCTCAGCGCCGTCATCGACGCGTGGGTAAGCTGTATTGCCGTCAGAACTGCTCAGTACCGGATACCAGTCGACGTCCATCTTGCGGCGCTCGAAGTCCTCAATGGCGTCAGAGATACGCGCCTGAATAGCGGCGTCGGCTTGGTATAGGAAAATGCGTAGCTCCACACCGCCGTATAGCACGCACACAGCGCCCCACGTCATCTTGGTTGACATAAGCTGCCCCTGAAGTTGCAACGGCCCCCTGTGAGGCGCTGGCGCGTCCTCTGGCTTGGAGCTGGTCAGCTTGCTCTCTAGCACGCCCAATCCGTCCACCCAGACTGGCCCATTCGGGCAGATGATGCCCTTCGACCAGTCGGTGTCGACGTTGTGACCAAGCCCGCCGTCAGCGGTGCCGTCGAGGGACACGGCAAACGGTAGCGTGTCGTGGAAGATTGCCTCATGTTCGAGCTGCAAGTTGGTCAGCCCTAAGCGGTCGGCGGCGGTGGTCAATATGACGCTCTCCAAGGTGTCGCCCCAATCGCAAGCCTCATTGCCGTTGAACGGCTTTGGGTCGGGCTTGCCTTCGATAGCTGCCAGCACGGATGCCAGCAGATCGTTTTGTGTGTCGTATGGGCTTAGCCCCATAAGCGCCGGAATACGGCTTGCGGTGACGATATCGTCGGGTGTCTTTTTACCTACCATTTTTATTTCTCCTGTTTGACAAGGCCTCGTAAGTTTCGGGGCAAGCATCAGACGGACTTAATTCGATCAATATCGGTAAATCACGAGATATAGCTTGGTATGCGGCTGTACTGAGGGCAGTAGTTTTGCTTGCGTGATACCATCTGCCAATTTCTCCATCATCAGTAATCACTGTGACGAGCCAAGGCATTTCATCGTTTTCAACTTCAATAATCAAAATTGCATTAGTGAATGCGCCGGTGCTTGCGTCTTTACTTGGAATTGGGCGATACTCTTTTGCAAGATTTAGAACTACGTTTTTCATTAGTTTACTCCTTGTTCTTTTCTAAGGTTTTGGTTGTTGCCGTGTATTGGCTCAATGCCGACGGCCTGTTCTGGCGTCCATCCATTTCTGACACGCCAAGACACTGTTTGTGGGTTTATGCCGGTTTTTCTTGCGGCTTCTGATATTGAGCTAAACCCTTTTATTTTTATTGAATTAGACCAAGAGCGCCTTGGTTCAAGCCCGAACGCCTCAGCGATTGTCCACCCATTAGATAGTCGCTGCGTTACGCACCCAGCCCTAATCCCAAAATGCTTTGATGCTTTTGATATGCTGGGGAAAAGCAAATCACCAACAATAATCTTACTGCCACGACTTGTTGGGCGGTCTCTTTTTTTAATCTCAAATGTCTCTTCAAGTGACCAGCCCATTTTTTTTCGAGAATGATACAAATTGTCCGATATGCCGTAATGCTCGCAAGCCTCTTTTATTGAGGTAAATTCTTTGCCCATTACACATATAGATTTTCCAATAGAAATCGTGGCGTGATGTTTCCCATTGTACTTTTTAATGTTTGCAGGGGGCGCATCAATCTCAACTGCTTGCCTTGGTGTCCAGCCAGACCTTAAAATCCTGTGCCTGATATTATGAACGCTGACAGTGAAATGCTCTGCCAAATCGCCGCACCCATAATATTTTTTGCCGTCAATTTCATACAAATCACCTGAGGCCAATTTAAAAGTTGGGCAACCACCTGATTTTACGTTGTACCCATTTGGGTATTTGGTGTTTAGTTTTTTTATCCAATACCTTTCTGCGCGGCTTAATGTTTTTAGGTTTTCAGTCTTGTCCAAAATTTCAAACTTGAAGGCGTCTTGACCATAAACCCTGATAGCGTGGGCTATGGTTTTGGCGCTTCCTTTTTTAGAATTTCTAGCTTTAGCAAAATGCTCCGTGACGCGCGGCTCTAAGGTTTTTCTGCGCGTAAGCCCAACATACTGCATACCGTTGACCGTATTGGTCGCAAGATAAACGATCATACCGCACCCCCAAAGCGAACCATCAGCGCCCAAACATTATATTCGGTCGTGATCATATTGGTGAAAAACGTGATGGCAAACGCCGTCACAAACAACATTCCGATTGTGTCTTTAAGCATTAGCTTTCCCCTTCCGGCTAAGTGTTTTAAGCTTGACCCTATATTTGCGACGCTGGTGGTCGCGTTGCCCTCTGGTCAATGGTGGTTCGCCAAAGTTAAGGGCTGACGAACCGCCCCACTTGTTTTCAAAAGTCACAGGGTCAGCCTTAATAAAGCTGCCCGCGATGTCGGCTGTCTGAGCCATTGGGTCGTCTTCAAATCCCATAGGTGTCTCCCTTAGGTTGGGGCGGGGCTGTTAAGCCGCCGCCTGTTCGCGCATTACAGCTAAGTCAGCCGTGCTTACGACGTGGCCTCCGTTTAGCTTTTTGCCATTTAAATAATAAAAGATGATCTGAGCGTGGATTTCACTGGCACCATCAACAGCCAAGCCACAGTCCAGCATTTTCTTGTGGATGCGGCGACGCTGAGCGATTGACGCGTCGCGCAGATAATGGCGGTAAGCATAGTTCCAGAAATAAGCTACGCCCATATAGTCTGGCGTGCCGACAAAGCCCTTGTCTAAATTCAGGACAGCTTCAGTGGCGTTCCAAGAAACAGCATTAAGATTGATTGAAAAATCTGACATTTCGGTATCTCCCTTGTAAGTAAACGTTTTGTCTCTCTTGTCTTAAGAATATGGGCTTGATATCAGTATATGTCAACAACTATAGCAACATATTTTTAGGATGATATTAAATGTCTGAAATTAAACCAGTTTTGCTACGGCTTAGAGCCTCGACGATTGAGGCGCTGAAAAAAGAATTAGAGTTATCGGCTCACCGTAGCCAGTCGTCTCTGGCCGACGAGCTGCTGGTAAAGCAGTTGGAAAGCAATGTGCGTCAGCGCCACATCCAGACGACTATGGATCACCAAGCGGGTCGTGTTTGATGGTGCGCCACCGAAAGGTCATCCGACAAATGCAGTTTATGCGTGAGATTGTCACCCGGCTGCGCGCGGGGCTTTCTAATTACGCAGAAAACGGACAGGAGAAATTCCCCATATTCTATCACGGCGACAGCTACTGGATGGAAAGCATGAGCGTACATGACATAGATTACGACGAAGTTTTATCAGATATTGTGGACACGCTCGACAAGGGCATGAAAGAAATCGTTGAGCTGCAAGAAGCAAATTGCACTTTAAGGGATAGGGTGAAATGGTAAACGGAAGAAACAAAGGGGCTGCATTTGAGAGGCAGATCGCGGGCATGTTGTTCGATGAGTTGGGCATAAAGTTTAAGCGCAATCTTGAGCAGTACCAGATGAAAAATCTGGCAGACCTGACAGCTTCAGACGCATCGTTTCCGTTTTTATTGGAACTAAAAAGATATAAAAATTCCGTGTCACCTTCTTGGTGGGATCAAATAGTGACCGCCGCCCGCACGTCAGACGGCAACCCTAATGACTGCCTGCCGTGCCTGATCTGGAAGCTAGACCGGCAGGACATTAGCGTGCGGATACCTATTGAGGCGCTGGCAAGGTTAGGGCGGCCACTGGCTCAGGATGTGGCTGAGGCTTACGACTGGCGCTACACGGCGATGCTGTCTTGGCCTGACTTTATTATGGTGTGCCGCGACTTGATGGCGAGGGAATAAGACATGCTCAGGATGCTAGACTTATTTAGTGGCATTGGCGGCTTTAGTTATGCTGGCGAAAAGCTGGTGGGTGGCTACGAGACAGTCGCGTTTTGCGAGTATGATAAACACGCGCAGAAGGTCTTGCGTAAGCATTGGCCTGACACAGAGATAATTGATGACGTTAGGGAGTTAGCAAATGACGCAGATAGATTTAGAGGATTGGTTGACATTGTTGTCGGGGGATACCCCTGCCAGCCCTTCTCGTCTGCCGGGAAGCGCAGAGGCGATAAAGATGACCGACACCTCTGGCCGGAAATGCTTAGAATTATCCAAGCTGTCAGGCCGACTTGGGTTATTGGAGAAAATGTTGCTGGACACATCTCTATGGGCCTCGACGAGGTGCTATCTGACTTGGAAGCCGAAGGATACCAAGCAAGGTGCTTTGTTATTCCGGCTGTCGCCGCAGACGCCCGCCACCGCAGAGACAGATGCTGGATTGTGGCTCACTCCTCGGTCAATGGAGATAGACGAGACGCCGGAAAATTTCAGGAAACGCATGAACAGCAAAAGAAAAAAAGACCGCAAGAATGGGTTTGCGAACCTGACGCAACAAGTGAAATACGGCGGGAAAAATTCAGAGGAAACGGAACTCCAGCGCCAGACGGAGGAACCAAATCTATGGGCAACGCCAAACGCGATGGATCATCTGCCGCAGCGGTCAGAGGAGAGCCTCAAGAAGATGGCGGAAGGTCATCGAAAGGGCAGGGCGTTGCCGAGCAATCTGCGCGAGCAGGTAGACCCAGAGACGGTCAGGAAGTGGCGAGAGGCGCAGGAGCCGAAGATGTACCCAACGCCGACAGCCAGCGACTTCAAGGGGTCGGGCAGAAACGAGACAATGAGGGATCGGCTGGATTATGCGGTGGAGAAGCCAGATGGGAAAAGAGTTTCTGGGAGCCTGAACCCGCAGTGGGTCGAGTGGCTAATGGGGTACCCGGTCGGGTACACAGACTTAAACAATTAGGCAATAGCATCGTGCCGCAAGTGGCGGCGCGGATATTGTGGGCTATCAAGGAGGCGCACAATGGCTAGGCCAATGTATGAGACAGCCGCCGACCTCGACAATGAGCAGCGCGTGGCTAACCTATTGTCAGGCTCCGGCTATGATATGTATAAGCTGCCAATGCGCTACGAGCTGGACTTTGCCATCCACGACCGCAAGGACGGTAACAGCATCTGCGGCTTTGCTGAGGTCAAGGCGCGCAAGGTAATGCACGACGCATACCCGACAGTAATGATTAGCCTCAGCAAGGTGCTGAAGGCAAAACAGTTGACAGATAGCACTGGTTTAAAGTGTTATCTATTGCTTCTCTACATAGACTGCCTCGCAAAGCTCGACTTTGCGGCGGAGTTTACGGTGGCGAAGGGTGGTCGGGCAGACCGAGGCGACCCACAGGACGCCGACGTCTGCGCGTACTACAAAGTGAGTGACCTGCAAATCATCAGGTCTTTTGATAACTAAAGTTGACGTTAAGGAGTTAAAACGTTATGGCGCTAGGATTTAGCACAGAAAACCGTGGCAGCGGTGATATTCTGCCAATCGTGAAGTTCGATGCAAAGGGCGGAGACTGGATCGCTCAGGATCGAGTACAAGGTGCAGACGGCACTTGGGGTAAGCAAGAGAACGAGCTTGCCACGCCGTTCAAGTTTGTGGCGGATATGGCGGCAATGCAGGTGGGTTACCTGTCATTTGCGTCAGGCGCACCAGACTTTCATATGGTGAATATTGGCGAGCCTATGCCAGCCAAGCCAAGTGACGAGCATAAGCAGGCGGTTCGCTTCCGCGTCTTGATCCAAGGCGAGGCAGGCCCGCGCGAGTTTAGCCATTCAGCCAAGACAGTGTTACGCGTCATCGACGCGCTGCACGACGAGTTCGAGGCTGAGAGGCACGCAAATGCAGGCAAGGTGCCGGTCATTGAGGCTGGCACACCTGAGACAGTTAAGGTGCAATCGCCGCAAGGTGAGCTGCGCTTTAAAGCGCCAAAGCTGACAATCGTGGGCTGGACTGACCGTCCGGCTGCGATTGACGGCGCGGCGCAAAACGAACCCGCACCGGAGATGGTCGCGCCGCCAGTGGCGTCGGTGTCTCCTGTAGCCACGGCAGGCGCAGACCTGTTCTAGTGCGGTTAGGTGGGCGGCGCTTTGCCCCTTGTGCGTCGCCCACCGTCCTACAAGGGCAAAGGGGTGAGGGTTATCAGATGACAAACATAGCAGCACACGCTGAAGCAGTCGCAAAGGCTTATTGGGGTGAGCCTGCGGTCAGGCGCGGTCACATATTGCGCTGGGGTACGCACGGCTCGAAAGAGCTGGACTTGCGTAAAGGCACTTGGTTTGACTTCGAGAATAATGAGGGCGGCGGGGTCGTCGACCTTGTGCGTAAGAACGAGGGCGCGACTATCCTTGGCAGTATTCCAGACATTCTCGAAAAGAAATTCGGTATTCAAAAGCAGGCGCAAGTCAGCCTGCAACCGGCGCGGTTTATGAGCGCCTGCTACGATTACATAGATGAACACGGCGAGGTGCAATAT